GAAGAACTAACTGTAGATGCTGGTAATAGTTATGCTAGCTATGTTAAAATCGGTAATCTTTGTCAGATTACTTGTAGGATTCAGTGCGATGGTGCAGGTACATCAAGTAGTGCTGTAAAAATCACAGGATTACCATTTAATAGGGTTAGCTATCATGAGATTTACTTCTCCCCAATGCTGGGCAAGGTTGATACTGACGAAGGAGGATATGGACCAGTATGCCATGGATATAATTATGGTGCAGATAAACTTATATTTGAAAGGAACAATCGTTTAGAAACTGGCAGCAATGCCTATCTCACAGCAGACATTTGTGGAGATAATGCCACATTCCAATTCACTTATGTATTTAGAACAGCCTAAACCTGTATTAATCGGAGATTAACCCTAATGGCTTTAACAAAAACAACAGAAGAAGATAAGATCGAAGTAGTCGGTCCATTTAAATGTATTCAGGTAAGAACAGCTACAGTAATTAAAGAAGATGGTAAGGAACTTAGTCGTTCATTCCATCGTAAACTATTAGACCCAGGAACTATTGATGGTTCTGATAGTTTTGTAGATAGAGATGTCAGTACAGAATCAGCAGAAATCAAAGGTATAGCATCTGCTGTATGGACTCAAGCAGTAAAAGATGCTTATAAAGCTGACTTAATTGCAAATAAAATTACCTAACCCCAACCTTCCCAAAGCACTGGACATCCCTCAGCTGTACCTGAGACAGCCTACAGCGGACGTTCCAGCCTTCAGGCCCATCGTAGTACCGCCGGCTGATTTAGAGCGCCCTGAGGAGACTGAGGAGGTCAAGGAGGATAAAGAGACAACAGAACAACCAACACCGCCTAAACTCAAAATACCAATCATAGATATTCAGCTACCTCTTCCTACTGTGGAAGTGGTGGCTGTGGCATCTTACGCGGCTGTTTCGGCTGTAGTAGTAACTACATTCGCTGAGCCTGTATCTAAATCTATCAAGAAGAAGGTACAAAAATTCCTACAAGGCAAAGTTAATAAATGGAAGGAAAAGAAGAAGGCAAAGGAAACCTCTTCGACCGAATCAAAGGAAAACGAGGAGAGTTCGAAGAAGAGCAAATAGCCCTCCTTTCTACTATGGTCAGACTTGGCGTAGTAGTTTGGGCCGGATTTATCATCACATTAAATTATGTGGAGCTGCCTGGAAACATTATTAAGAAATCTGGAAGCTCCGATATAACTTTCGTCGCAAGTATTTTTACTGGGGCTTTAGCTAGCTTCGGCTTGAACACAGCAAACAGTAAGGGTAAGAATACCCCAGTTAACTGTCCTATGGTCAAGAAAAAAGATGAATGATTTCTTTCAGGTAATTACATGGAGCTATGTCTACGGACTAGCTATTGTATTACTATTTAAATTTATTCAAGATACAGAATGAAAAAATGGCTACTGGCGCTGTTACTATTGTCACCAACTGCTGTAAAGGCAGAACTGGTGACACCACAGTTCACCCAAGGCAGTATGAACTCAACCACCACTACGGTCCAAGAAGTTACGGAGGAAATAACCACCACAACTTATGGATCAGCATTAAACTCATGGTCAGGAGACAACATAACAAGAGCAGCCAGCCAGGTACTGGAGATAACAGAGATAGAAAGAGAAATCGAAACTACCTCTACTACGGTATCCTTGTCAGTATTCTCACAATAGGAGCACCCGCTTATGCAGAAGAAGGAGAAACAAACAACACCTCGAACCCGGTTGCTGCGGCTACTGGAAATGTCACAAACCAAGCTGTGCAGTTCCAAAACAATGGAGCACCTAGCAGACAGATACTTGGACCCAACATATCGTGTAATGGGGCCACAATGACCTTCAGCCCATTCTATATGGGTAATCATACTACTCCGTGGGGAGTTGATGATGAATATGGAATGGAGCAGAAAAGCTACACTGTAGCTGAGAACTGGGGAGCACAGATTAACTTCATGGTTCCCTTAGATGGTTCATTAATTGAACGCTGTAAAGCTATTGGAGCTAGACAGCAAGCAAAGATGGAACTTGACTACGAACTAGTTAGAGTTCTAAAATGTGCAGAGTTACAACAGAAAGGCTTTATGATACGTCCTTTGACAAGAGTGTACCATATGTGTCAAGATGTAATTCCTATTTCTGCATTCAAAGCAGAAGTTGCTAAAGCACTAGCAAAGAAAAACCCACCGCCACCTAAGAAGTGGTATCAAAAACTTAACCCATTCAACAAATGATCGTACTAATTAAGCCAATTCTATTTGCATTCATTAAGTCTACTTCAGTTAAACAGTTAATAGTAGACCTTTTAGAAGGTTTGGTGTCCTCCACAGAGAACACACTGGATGACCAAGCTGTAGCCGTAATTAAATCAGCACTATTCCCAGGCGGAAAGTAAACAATGGTTAAAACAAAGAGAGCAAGTGAGGAGACTTTTAATAAGCTCCATAATCTTGTTACAGATGAATTTGTAACCAGGATAGAAGCCGGAGAAGCTACTACTGCAGACCTTAAAGCTGCAAGTGACTGGCTCTCTCGTAATGACATCACTGGTATTGCTATGGATAATACTGCACTAGGTAAACTGAAGGATATAATGCCTACAATTGATTTTGATGCAGTACAAAAATCGGTAAAATTCAATGGCTCCAAAGCGTAAACCCTATTCACAACTAAGGAAAAGTGCGAAGAATTACCGCGACAATGACGGGGCTCGAAAACGCAAGAACGCTTCGCAGAGAAGACGTAACAAGCTCACGATTAACAAAAAATCAAGGGCGGAACACAACCGAGCGAGACGTAAAGCAGGGATATACGGCAGAGGTGGGCCAGATATGTCCAGAACCAAATCCGGAGGATTCGTAAGAGAAGACTCATCCACCAATAGAGCAAGAAACAGATCACGCAAATGACCACTCAAACTCATCCACCAAGACAGATTAAACAGCGATACTACTATATATTCTGGTCTATAGCAACTATATCAGTTGTTGCAGGCCAGATTTATGTAGCTACTGGTTACCGAGCACTCGCTGCAGCACTGACGAAAGCGATCTGGAGTATAACTTGAAAAAGACACAACTAAATATAGAGAAGCAACTGCATGATGATTTTAGATACTTCCTTACAGCTGTTTGGACGCATTTAACATTACCTCCTCCTACCAGAGCACAGCTCTGTATCGCTGAGTACTTACAAAATGGACCCAAAAGATTACAAATCCAAGCATTCCGTGGCGTTGGTAAATCTTGGATTACTGCTGCATTCGTTCTTTGGACGTTATTTAATGATCCAGATAAGAAAGTTATGGTCGTTTCTGCCTCTAAGGATAGAGCAGACGCCTTCTCGATCTTCTGCCAAAGACTTATCCTTGAAGTACCGTGGTTATCCCACTTAAAGCCTAAGAACGATGACCAGAGATGGTCTCGTATCTCCTTTGATGTAGGTCCAGCCATGGCAGCTCAAGCTCCTAGTGTTAAAAGTGTCGGTATTACTGGCCAGTTAACCGGATCTAGAGCAGATTTAATGGTACTAGACGATGTAGAGGTACCAAATAACTCTATGACGGAGATGCAACGTGAAAAACTTCTTCAATTGGTTACTGAATGTGAGTCTATCCTTACTCCTAAGCCTAGTTCTCGCATTATGTTCCTTGGAACTCCTCAGACAACCTTTACTATTTACAACAAACTTCGGGAACGCTCCTATAAACCCTTTGTTTGGCCTGCTAGATACCCTAGAAAGGTGGCGATGTATGATGGATTACTGGCCCCTCAACTAGTTAATGATCTTGATACTACAGAAGAACTTGCTTGGAAACCTACAGATACAAGATTTAGAGAGAATGATCTACTTGAACGTGAATCGTCAATGGGTAGATCTAACTTTATGCTACAGTTTATGCTGGACACCAGCCTATCTGACGCTGAAAAGTTCCCTCTTAAATTTGCTGACCTTATTGTAACCCCTGTTAACCCCGCAAATGCTCCCGAAAACATTATATGGTGTTCAGATCCTAAGAACATTATTAAAGATCTTCCTGCCGTTGGGCTGCCTGCTGATTATTTCTACTCTCCTATGCAACACCAAGGAGAATGGCAACCCTATACCGAAACCATCTGCTCCGTCGATCCCTCAGGCCGCGGAACCGATGAAACCGTCGCCTGTTACCTCTCCCAATTAAATGGGATAATGTACCTTCATGAAGTAAAAGCCTTCAAAGATGGATACAGCGACACAACACTCCTCTCAATCCTCAAAGGTTGTCGTAAATATAAAGCGTCTACCCTTCTTATTGAGAGTAATTTTGGTGATGGCATTGTTTCTGAACTTTTTAGAAAACACTGTCAAACAACTAAGACAATATTAAACATTGAGGAAACTAGAGCTAATGTCAGGAAAGAAGATAGGATTATTGACAGTCTTGAGCCTGTCCTTAATCAGCACAGGTTGGTTGTTGACCCCAAGGTTATTACCTGGGATTACAACTCGAATAACGACGCGGCTCCTGAGTCTAGATTGCAGTACATGCTCTTTTATCAAATGTCTAGAATGTGCCGCGAAAAAGGAGCTGTTAAACACGATGATAGAATCGATGCCCTTGCCCAAGGGGTTAAGTGGTACACAGATGCCCTCGCCATCTCTGCCAACAGAGAAATTGCTAGACGTAAAGCCGACGAATGGAATGCCCACCTTGAATCCTGGATAGACGATCCACAAGCTGAAGCTAACTATATGGTACTCGGAATGAACCTTCAACAAAGACAAGAAGCTAAAGGTAAGACATCCGGTAAACCGCTCCCTACCTGGATTTCTTCTAGGTAGGTATTAATCCCACATTAAAACACGAG